CTATGACCACTTATCGTGGTGTCAAGTTTGAGTGTAAGCACGGAGAGTCTGATGAAGTACATGGTACTTTCTGCTATCGTGGTCACACTTATAACAAGTGAAGTTTAATTGAGTAAAAGAGGGGCTTGACGCCCCTTTTTTTATGCAGTATAATAGTCATGTTATTCTAATATTTTATGGCAAAGAACAACGAACCCCAAACTTTACCTCAATATATCAAGTGGTTGAAAAGGGCAGAGGCAAAACCATGGTTGTATGAAAACGATGAATACATTCGTATTAAGAAAGAACTGTATCAAGCAAAGAAACTGAAACAGATCCTTCAGCAAGAAGAAAAGTCTTACATGGGATTTGGATACCAACGTAAAGAAATGCCTGCTGTTGAGATCGTTGACACTGCTGAGGAAGAGGTGGTAGAATCTGTTGATGTAGAAGTTGTGGAGGACACTGTTAATGAGTGAACAAGTGAAACTGATTGCTATCACCCAAGGTGCTGGTGATCTCATTGAACACAATGCTCAAGATGTTATTTCTTACATCGCCCGTGTATCTAATCCAAACAACCAGTTGAGTTTTGATACTGCTGCTGGGTTGCTTCGGTATTGTATCAAGCATGAGCACTGGTCTATCTTTGAGCAGGCATACATGACGCTTGAGATCAATACTACCAGGGAGATCAGCCCTCAAATACTGCGTCACCGTTCATTCACATTTCAAGAGTTTTCACAACGCTATGCTGATAGCACTCAGTTAGGAACTCTACAGATGCCTGAACTCCGTCGTCAGGATACTAAGAACCGACAGAATAGTATTGATGATCTTGATGACTTCGAGAAACAGACTGTAGAGATGCAGATTCAAACTCTATTCAGTTCTGCTGAAGCATTGTATAAACAAATGCTTGACCGGGGTATCGCCAAGGAGTGTGCCCGTGCTGTTCTCCCAGCAGCGGTGCCTACAAGGATCTACATGACGGGTTCGTGTCGTAGTTGGATCCATTACATCAAACTGAGGTCTGGACACGGTACACAGAAGGAGCACATGGACATTGCCAACAACTGTAAGGCAGTATTTATTACACAATTCCCGGATGTAGCGGAGGCATTAGAATGGAACTAAATAAACCATTAACGCTCGAAGAAGTACAAGAGGCAACAGATATTTTCCTTCCTCTTTACGAGGTAGTTCGTGTACGATTGTGTGCTATTCATGAGAAACCATCAGTTGAAGATACACTCAAGGTGATGGAGAACATCTGTAAGCTGGCACAACAACAGCGGGTACAAACTAAGCTAGATAGATTTGGATTCAATAAGGAGCAAGAAGATGGCAACCTATCCAGTGATAAATAAGGTCACAGGTGAGCAGAAGCAAGTCAGCATGAGTGTTCATGACTGGGACCAGTGGAAGACTGACAATCCAGACTGGGATCGTGACTGGTCTGATCCTTCTACACTCCCCGGTACAGGAGAGGTAGGGGATTTCCGAGATAAGATGACTAAGAGCCATCCTGGATGGACAGACATCATGAAGAACAAGATCGTTCCTCAGGCAAAAACTGTAAGGAATAGTACCATTACACAAAAATACAATTATTAGTATGGCAAGAAAGCGTAAGAATAATCAACCCGACATCAATGGGATGAGTGTAAAAATGATGAAGAGAAGGAAGCCAATCAATCAGGATTATCTTATTCCTATTGAAGCAAAAACTGAGACACAACAGAAAGTCTTTGATGCTTATGCTGAGGGCAAGTGTATCTATTCTTACGGTGTTGCTGGTACAGGTAAAACATTTGTTCCTCTTTACCTAGCACTAAAGGATGTATTGAATGAGGATAGTCCATACGAAAAGGTATACCTTGTACGTTCTCTAGTTGCTACTAGGGAGATTGGATTTCTTCCTGGTACACATGAAGATAAAGCATCTTTGTATCAGATTCCATACAAGAAGATGGTTCAGTATATGTTTGAGATGCCCGATGACAACTCATTCGATATGCTGTATGAGAATCTAAAGAATCAGGAAACTATTTCTTTCTGGTCCACATCATTCCTCCGTGGTACTACACTAGATGATTGTATTGTCATTGTAGACGAGGCACAGAACCTCAACTTCCATGAGCTTGATTCAATCATGACTAGGGTAGGACAGAATTGTAAGATTATGTTCTGTGGTGATGCCAGGCAGTCCGACTTAGTTAAGTCGGCGGAGAAGGATGGAATCTTAGACTTCCAGCGTATCCTTAATGATATGCCTGAGTTTGAGGTGGTTGAGTATGGTATCGAAGACATTGTTCGTTCTGGTATCGTCAAGTCTTATATTATTACGAAGCTTAACTTGGGTCTGTGACTTTTACACACATAGGATTAGACCCTATCGAGATGAATGCCGTAGAGGTAGATGGCAAAAGATTTTATCTTACACCTGAAGGTAATAAGTATCCATCTATCACTACGGTGATTAGTAACAACCCGAAGAAGCAAGCAGCACTTGCTAGATGGAGAGCAAGGGTAGGTGCTGAACAAGCACAAAGAAAATCTATTACCTCTTCTACTAGAGGCACTAGATACCATAAGATCACAGAAGACTATCTGAATAACATATTAGATCTGAACAATTATAAAGATAAACCTCTCCCTCTTTATATGTTCAAACAATCTCAAGGTACTCTTGATCGTATAAATAATATCTATCTACAGGAAGCAGCTTTATATTCAGATAAGCTGGAGATTGCCGGAAGAGTTGATTGTATTGCTGAGTTTGATGGTGTTCTATCTATCATTGATTTCAAGACTTCCGATAAGATAAAAAAAGAAGAGTATCTTTACGACTATTATGTTCAGGAGTGTGCTTACGCTCTTTGTTTGAAAGAACGTTATGACATTCAGGTAAAACAATTAGTTACTATTGTTGCCATTGAAGGAGACCAACCTCAGGTTAGTGTCCAACCTGTTCGTAAGGAGTATCTCAATTCGTTATTAGAATACATCCAAGCGTATAGGAATAAGTATGATAAAAAATCTGGAGGATAATTTTATGACCGCTGTGAAATTTTCACAGGAAGTTGAAAAGATTGCTATCGAAAACGTTGACATGAACTATATCGATGCTGTTCTACATTATTGTGAAAAGAATGAGATTGAGATTGAATCAGTTCCCAAGCTCATCTCCAAACCATTAAAAGAAAAACTAAAGTTCGACGCTCAAAAGTTGAACTACATGAAGAAAACATCTAGAGCTAAAGTGTTAAAGGTATGAGTGACTTTTTCAAATCAGAAATGGTAAGAGGAGATCTCCAAGAGATGATGGAGATGCAAAAGTATTGCTTTATGGCAGCTAACTCTTTCCCTGTTCTTTCTTATGAAAAGAAGTTAGAATATTTTGATGTTCTCAAAACTCTTATTGAAAAGCAAAAGATCTTCAACACTCGTATTTCATTGAGTGAAGATCCCGAAGCAAAAGAAATGCTTCAAAGCATGAAGGATGCTGCTATCATGCTAGGAGCACCCGAGAAGGCGACCCTTAACGAGTGCTTCGACGAGCTCCTCTCCAAACTCGATTTGATGAGGACACAACTAGAAGCGGCAGAGGGGGGTTGACTTGCCCCTCTGCCTACTGTATAATTCTTAGGTGATCACAAGTCACAATCCAAAACATCCAACGAATACAACGAATCCAAATGTCTATTGCAGATCTACGCCGTAAGTCCAAGAACAATCTCGCTATGCTTCAAGCAGAGATTGAGAAGCAAGAAGAGAAAGCAAGTGGAGGTGGCGACTCCCGTTTCTGGAAACCTACCCTTGACAAGAGTGGCAATGCCAACTTTGTCATTCGTTTCCTCCCTCCCCCTGAAGGTGAGACCCTTCCTTGGGCACAACTTTACAAGCACTACTTCGAAGGTCCTAACGGTGACAAGTATGTAGAGAACTCTCTCACTACCATCCGTCAACCTGATCCTGTCGGTGAACTTAACCGTAAACTCTGGGCAGAGGGTGAAGGATCTGCTGGTCAAGAACAAGCACGAAAGCAAAAGCGTAAGCTTGATTTCTATTCCAACATCCTTGTAATTAAGGATCCTGTCAACCCTGAAAATGAGGGTAAGGTATTCCTGTGCCGCTATC